TCGCCTGTTTTAAGTTCAGCCTCATTTCAGCGGATTCCAGACTATGATTGCTTGAGCGTAGAATGGAGGGAGGATTTCAAATGGTCGGGGTCTGTTCTGCCCTGAACCAACAATAGTAAGCTCGTAAGGATCGCTGTTTACCGTGTTTGAGCCGTAAACAAATCTTCCTCTCCCGCCCACGTCGCTGCCAATCGGGATATTCACTTCGATTGGGGGAAGGTTGTTCATGTTCAGCGTCACTTCCTGAGCGCCGCCCTGAATGCGATCTGATTGGCTTGGGTCAACATCCGTTCTCCATGCCCCATCCTTGTATTGCTTGGCCCCAACAATAAACCTGTCCCGCAAGTCCTCCGTGCCGTTCTGGCCGTTGCAAAGAAACCATCCCTCAGCGACGGTTCCTTCGTTGCCCTTGCCGGTCCCGTCAAACACGCTGCTATCCCCTGTGTATAGCGCCTTGGTCCCAACCGGGAATGGCGCTGAGCGCACCCACTTCCCATTGTAGAAGTAATACAAACCAAGCGGGTATCCTGAACTGGTGGTTCGGAACCACGGCCTGTCCTGATTCTCCGGGGCTGGCGTGTCACTCCCGACATTGATGAGGCCAAAACTCGTCCCGGCAAACATAACCGATATGGCATCGGAAATGAACTTTGCCATCTCCTGCCTTGTTCCTGGTAAACAACCATCCGGGTCCGGCATGGCATTGGGAGTAACAATGATTGGTTCCATTTCGTTCTTGACTTGTTATGGCCTACTTTAAGGGGGAGTGCAATCAGGAAAAGAGCCGTATTCGACTTTTGGGGTAGCTGGAAATTGGTCCACGTAGATTCCCCGGTAAGGCGCGTAAGGGTTTATCATGGAGGGAGGTCCGATGTAGAGCCACGTATAATCAAGGGTTTCCAATCCTGCGTTTACGGTTGCCACGTTGCTTGTAAACGGTCCGCTATAGGATATGTAATCATATGACGCGGTTGCGAGGTAGAGAGCCTTTGGCTTTGTGGTGACGTAGGAAGTGATTATGTTGATGCCGGACTGCAATGCGTCCTGCCCTGCGTGGTTTTGCACGTCATACCAGAACGTGCTATCAGGGTTGGGATAGAGGCCCGAATCATAGACGTCTACGGCGTTCTGGAGATAGGCCATCACCTGATCTATGTCCGTTGTCATTGGAACCACTGTTATGGGGTTTGCTCCAAACGCTACAACACCCGCTGCACTGAGGTTTGCCGTAGCGAGCACTCTAATCGCCTCAACGGCCGCAAGAGTTTGTGTAGGGGCCGCCTGATCCAGAACGAATACCATGGCGTATTCGCGGCAGCAGTGGTAGTTGATGTAGTTGGCTGTCACACTCTTGTCGGTGTCCATAAGGACTGTTTCAGGATCATCAAAGGAGGAGATTCCTCCGCTCCATGAATAGAAGCAGAACTTTGGGTTGGGATTTGAGGCGATTTTTGCATTGGTGTCCGCTGGATATGTTCCGGCTCCTATAGGAACTCCTGCCCCTTCCGGGTTGGTGAGGATGTTCAGGTTGTAGTAGGTGATCTGATCCAAGTTGGCGACTATCTCCTTGTCTCCATCCACATAAAGATCGGCAGGGTTGTTGGTGGTGTTAAGATCGCCGGAGTAGTGGCTGAAGACATATCCCGAATTTGGGACTGTCTCAATCTCCACAGTGCTGCCCCAGGCTTTCAGACCCGCGCCATTAACCGTCCCTGCCCCCACTGGGTTTGTCTTGGCCGTGACAAGGTGAATGATTGGCTCGAATACAGCCGACACGGACTTGTTCCTGTCCATGTAAACACTCGCGGGATTCTCGCTGCCTGCAACATCCCCGTCCCACCGCTTGAACTTGTATCCCTGGTCCGGGATTGCCTTGATCGTCGCGAAGGTGTTCTGCGAGTATTCTGAGGTTCCCGGCTCGACCCTTCCTCCATCAATGTCGTCGTCAACTGTGAGGGTGTAAGTAGGGATGCCCGGAGGATTGGGATTCTCCTTCGGGACTTCGTATCCCAAGGATTCCTCGGGACAGCAGTTCAGTCTGTCGCAGTCGTCAGGCATGGCAGTTGCCGTGTGGGTCTTCTTGCACCTCCTGCGCCAGTTCTCTGGCTCCCCTGATTCTCATGTGTCCTTCCCACTCAATAAGCCATTGAAACTCAAACCCCAAGTCGGAAGTGTTCTCGCCTTTCTTCAAGCACTGTGGCGTAGGAGGTCCGAGTTTTATGTTGGTCTTGTAGCCCGGCTGTCGGGTAAGGGTTGTAGGACAAGTTTCCTCGCAACTTTCGTATTCAGCGCATACGCGGCCCGATCCCCAATCAAAGAAGCAGGGATACTGGTTCGGTCGGTAGCTGATCTTCCAATCCACTTCTCCAATTACCCGGTCCACCCAAAGCTGGGCCAGAGCAAGTCGCTTCTGCACGAATGAACTCCCGTGAGTAAAGCTGCGTGTCCATAGCTTGCACTCGATGCGCCTTTTCTCGTTTCCTAGAACGTCGAATGGAGAATCTTTGGAGATTTCCCAAATCTGGTTGTATTCTCCACCTGTGATTGAGGAACCAACGCGAATGGAGTCAAAGGAGCGGATGGTTGTCAGCGTGAGAGTTGTTCCGGTGATGCCTGTCACCCGGTAGTAGCCGGAGTTTTGAATGAAGTAGGTCTTGCCGACTGTGAACTTGTCAGGTTCTTGAACCGTAATCTGATTCCCGCTGACTGCGTTTACTGCCCCGTAGATCGTGTCGTCAATCTCACGAACCAACGCAAAACACCTCTCACGCTTGTTGAAGATTCCCTTGGTGATCTGAACGATATTGGGTCCAGTCCATAGACCTTCCCAAATGGGAGGATGCTTGCCATGAATGCTGCTTTGAGGTGTGCTGTCGAGCACTACCAGCCCCCTGTGGTAGCAGTAAGTCCCACGCCACACGGGAGCCGTGGTCATCAGGATGCGCTGGTCGAAGTAAACAGCCGAGCAGTATCGAAGCAACTCCTGCGTGTCCGTTCCCACATACTGTTGAATCTCCTCAGATTGAGGCGTGTTGCCATTAATGCCCTGCTGCGCTCGTGCCATGCGGTAGCTGCGGATTCCGTCGTAGGAGCGGTAAAAGATGTCGCCGTTGAGAAGCGCATTTGCGTCCTGCCCAACCCATCCGATGTCAAGGAGCGCCACCTGTTGGATTTGGGAGTCCTGCCATAGAACGCGAGGGATGCCCCCAGCAAAGGATGCTACGCCAAAATCTCCGCCAATCAGGAGTTGTCCCTGCCCCGTAGCGGTATCCTGCAACGGGATGAATGCCATGCCATTGATCTCGCCCATGAAGGCAGGAAGCCTGAACGCTCCTCCCTCAGCGAGGAAGTTCTGCTCCGTGAATTTTATTACCCCGCCCGAGCCATCATCGATGTCGCCTGCAACAAATTCCGATCCTCTGGCAACCCACAGTCTCCCCCATCCATAGGCCATCGATGTGCCAACAGGGATGTCATTCTGCCCTCCTTTTGACCTCTTGGCCTCCAAGCCTTTAATGTATATGGGGAGGGATTGGCCATCCTGAATGATGAAGTAGTCCCCGGCCTGCTGCATGTAGGCTTTCGGGAGGTCGGATGCATTTGGACCGCCAGCAGGGGTGATTTCGCTGACCTTGAATCCCTCCTCAACGTCAATGGCGTAGATTCTGCCGTGGATTGAGGTGATCAGGTAGCCCTTGTCGCTGGATTGAAAGACCTTTAAGCCTTGCGGATTGCCAGTGTAAAAGTATGTTTCCGCCGTGTCGTTTGGGTATTTCAGTTCATGGTGAATAAACCCAGGTCGAGTTTCAGGCGCTCCGCCTCGAAAGGTAATATTTACGGCTGCTTGCGCCTGATCCTCCCGAATCAGGCTCGGGAGCTTCCCAGCATCAACTCCACCAAGTAAGCTCTGGAATCCGTCAGGCTGAACAGCTCCCGGTAGATTGATGCTCATGTTACGGCAGTATCAGCCAGTTCGTGGTGTCGGCGTCGTAAATGAAAGCAACAGCCCCGTAGTTCGAGTTGATTGTATAAGATGTCTGACCAAGAATTGTATCAGTCCCGCCTCGATTGACCGTGATGTTGTTGCTGGCCGCATTCCCATCACCATCAATGATCTTCACAATCGTCCCATCACCAATTCCAGTCCCAAGTCCCGATGAAGGGAGGGTTATTGCCGATGTTCCCGTCTGGGAATACTTTGAGACGTAAATATGAACGCCGTTCGCAAGGTAGTTGATAGTGTAAGGCGTCGTGGTGATGTCGGTCTTCTTGAGGGCCTGAAATCCATTCCATAGTCCAACAAAGTCCCCATTCTGAATATCAATTCCGTAGTCTCCTCCGATGGAATTGAGAACAAATTTTGGAGAAGACACCTGAATGTCAATATTTAACTCAAGCCCATTTGCCAAACGGAAGCGTTTGTCACTTCCACTAATGGAAAATGTATTGTCGCCAGTGAATGTGTTGTTGCTTGCCCCAGTGATGCCGCATCCAAGCTTGCCCTCGCGGCACTTGCGGTCTTGGCTCCGGTGCCGCCCTCTGCAACAGATAGGATTTTAGGGATTCCTGTGGACATGGCTTACGGCAGTATTTTCCAGTCGGTAGTTGATGCGTTATAAATGAAGGCTACCGCACCGTAGTTGTTGTTGAGGACGTAGGAGGTTGCTCCCAAGATGGTGTCTGATCCTGCTCGCGCGATTGTGATGTTGTTGGTGCTGGCGTTACCTGCTCCGTCTATAATGCGAACCACCCGCCCATCAGTCCCGGATGGCAGGGTGATTGTCTGCGCCCCTGTTAAGGAGTAGGTTGAAATGACTGTTTCTACATTGGACCACGTGGAAAAGGATGAGGAGTTGGCAGTGGTGTATGCCACAGTAGGTTGCCTCCACGATCCATTCAATGTCCTGTTGTCTACATCAATAGCTACATCATCTGAATCATCTTTAATCAGGAAGGTTCCATCTCCAAGAACCTGAATCGCATTTGCATTCGTGGTGTGCCTAACGGTAAACTCAGAAGTTATTTCAAATATATTCGAACTACCTGTGAACGTATTGCTATCGGATAGTCCCGGAACATCTAGGTTCGTCCTGGCTCCCGACTCAGTTGAAGCTCCTGTTCCTCCATTGGCAACATCTACAATTCCTGTGATATTTGCTGCGTTGACGGACGGGGGCTGCCATGAGGGAGACCCACTTACAACCGTCAGGACTCGGCCATTTGTGCCCGCTGCGAGCCGCGCTGGAACTCCGCCACTCCCACCAATGATGATGTCACCCTGATTCGTGATTGGACTGAGGTTGGTGAAGGCGTCTGTTGCGTTGTCTGCGTTGGTGCCTCCATCCTCTACTGGCAGTGGACTGACAGGAGGAGAGCCTTCGTATCCCGCAGGGCCTACTCCTGCTCCAATAGGAATTGGATCGCCCGGAGATGCGTTTCCGGGAGCGCCTGTGTTCTTTGCCGTGATGGTGGTATCTGTGTGGCTCTGAACCTCGTAGTAGCCAATGCCTTCGATGTAGATGTTTTGCCCATCGACGACCCACTGAGCGTTCACCACACTCAGGACAACAGTGTTCCCTACTGCCGGGACGCTCCCTGCTGATTCGACTTCTGTGTAGGCGTTTACACCATTTTGGCCGGGAGTCCCCGGATCACCTTTTTCTCCCG